AAGGCCTTTCTGGCGTCGCCTGTGCAGATCCGCGTTGATGACGATGAGCTGGACGATGATAACGCGCGCTTCCACATGGACCGCCAGCGGGACAGTGGATCCACCATAACGTTTGTCCCGGTTGTGGAGGGGGCAGGGCTGGAAACCGGAACCATTGTCGCCATCGTGGCCATCACGATGTCGGTCGCCTCGGTTGCCTACTCGCTTTACATGTCCCGCAACATGAAAACCAAAACCTCAGCAGAGGCGGCGGAGAACAACACCATCACCAATAACTCATTCACCAGCACCGAGAGCCGTGTCGGCCAGGGCCACCCGGTCGCGCTTCTGCTGGGTGAAATGGTGGTGGCCCCCAACGTGGTATCCCTCGGCATCGACACGTCGAACAACCAGGACTGGACAGAATCTATTAGCTAAGGCGGGAACATGTCATCAGGCGGCGGCAAAGCATCCACCCCCAAACTCCTCGACGATAACCTCAAATCCAAACAGTTTTACCAGGTGCTGGACCTCATCAGTGAGGGGCCGATTTACGGGCCGGTGGATCAGGAGCACCTTTCCTCGTTTATGCTGAACAATACGCCGGTTACCGATGCCCGCGGCAATATCAGCATTCCCGGCATCAGTGTCGCCTGGCGGCCTGGCTCAGAGTTCCAGAGCCCGATTAATGGCTTCGCTGCAGTTCAGGCCTCCATCATCGTTAATGCGGATGTGACCTTTGATACGCCGCTGGTCCGTACCGTCAGCGATTCTGACGTTACCCGCGTGCGGCTGAATATCGGCGTTACCGGACTGGTGCAGCAGGACACCAAGGGCAACCAGCAAAACAGCACGGTCACCATGGTGATTGAAATCCGCACTGCTAACGGTGCGTGGGAAATTCAGAAAACCGTTACGATCGGCCCCGGTAAAATTTCCGGCGAATACCTGGAAGCGCATGTTATCGATGCGCCAGACCTCAAACCGTTCGATATCCGTGTGCGCCGCATCACTCCGGACAGCGTCAGCGATCTGCTGGCGAACGGTACCATCTGGAACAGCTACACCGAAATCACTGATGACAACCTGTCGTACCCGTTCTCAGCCATGGTAGGGGCTGTCATTGATCGTGACCAGTACACCGACACGCCGAACCGCACCTATCATCTGCGTGGGCTGATTGTCGATGTGCCGGACAATTACGATCCGGTTACCCGCACCTATTCCGGGCTGTGGCTGGGCGGTTTCAAACAGGCATGGACCAACAACCCCGCCTGGCTGTTTCGCGAGCTGGTGAAAAACGAGCGGTTTGGCCTGGCCCGGCGTGCCGGTTATATCAATGTTGATGACGGCATGCTGTACGTTCTCTCGCAGTATTGCGACCAGCTGGTAAACGACGGCTATGGCGGGCTGGAGCCGCGCCTTATGCTTAACGCCTATGTAACCGAACAAATCAGTGCACGCGAGCTGCTGGATAAAATCGCGGGCATGTTCCGGGGCATTGCTCTATGGGACGGCATGCGCCTGACGGTAATGCTGGACACACCGCAGGATCCAATTGCCACCATCACCAATGCCAGTGTGGTGGACGGCAAATTTACCCGCAGCTCTGTTAAGCGCGCCGAAAAATATAATGCCGTGGTGGTTTCCTGGACCGATCCGGATAACGGGTGGGAGCAGGTGAAAGAGTACGTTTCCGACGATGACGAGATCGCCAGAAGTATTTATAACGAGACCACGCTGGAGGCGTTTGGCTGTACTTCGCGCGGGCAGGCATGGCGCGCAGGGAAATGGCTGCTGGAAACGGCAAAGCGGGAGAGCAGCCGCTTAACATTCCAGATGGCGCGCGACGCCATCGGGTTCACGCCCGGCGATATTGTTGAAATCATGGACAACAACTATGCCGGGACGCGCCTGGGTGGACGTATCATGGCCCATTCAGGGAAAGTGATCACCGTTGATGCAGATGTTTCAGAACTGGTATCGCCGGGCGACAGCATGTCAATTATGGATCGCACCGGGAAAATGGGCAGACATGAGATAGCAGGCGTTACCGGGCGCAGTATCACCCTGCGCAAAGCGCCCGCCTGGGTCCGTGACGGCACCGTTTTTGCGATCTCCACCAGCGAGGTATCGGTCCGGTTGTTCCGCATCCTCAGCATCGCCGAGACGGAGAACAACTCCGTTTACAGTATCACTGCGGGTCAGCATGACCCGAACAAGCAGGCCATTGTTGACGATGGCGCAGTTTTTGATATCCCGAATGACACTCTGAACGGGTACCGGGTACCCAACATTGAAAACCTTCGCATCCTGAATACCAACAGCGAGACCGTGCAGGTTACTGCAACATGGGAAACAGCCACCACTACCAAAAAGCTGGTGTTTGAGCTCTGCGTTTATAACGACGCTGGCGCGGTCGTGGCGCAGTACGAAACCGACCAGTTTCGCTATGAGTTCTACGGTCTGAATGCCGGGAGCTACTCGCTGGGTGTGCGTGGACGCAACGAGAACGGGATGAAAGGTGCCGAGACGCAGGTCAGTCTGATTATCGGCGCGCCACGTCCGCCTAACTCGGTTCAGTGGATCCCGGGTCCGCTGCAGGCGACGCTGGTTCCGGTTATGTCGGTCACTGCCACTACGGATACCTCCTTCGAGTTCTGGTACGCCGGGGAAACGCCGGTACCACCAACCGTCGATATCGAAAACAGCACGCAGTTCCTGGGCAGGGGGTATCAGTGGACCATCCAGCAGCTGAAGTTCGACCACACTTACTATGTCTACGTCCGCACCCGCAACGCTTTTGGCGTATCTGATTTTGTTGAGGCGTTCGGTAAACCAACCGATGATTTCAGCGATATTACTGACGCCATTCTGGAGCAGATCAAAGACACTGAGCTTTTCAAGGACCTGATCGAGAACGCCGTCGAAACCAGCCAGACCGTGGCCGACATGGCTGCTTCGATAGCCGAAAATGCCGATCAGCTGGCGGCGGCCGTCGGGGCGACCCGGGAAACGGCTGAGGGTGTTATCCAGAACGCGCTTGCGATCGCCGAGGTAACGTTCCGGCAGTCAGCCCAGCAGGGAGAAAACTCCGCTCAGTTCGAGCAGCTGCGCGAGGTGATCGCCACCGAGACGGAGGCGCGCGTTACCGACGTTACCCGCCTTGAGGCATCAACGCAGGAGAACGCGGCTGGCATTACCGAAGTGCGCCAGGCGCTGGCCACAGAGGAAGAGGCGAGAGCCACGGCGGTTACCCAGCTGACGGCGGCCACGAAAACTGTCTCTGACAAAGCCGACGCGGCAGCTGATGCAGCCGGCGCTGCAGCAGCTGCTGGCGCGCAGAACACCGCGGCGATCACCGAGCTCGATCAGGCGGTCACCACCCTGGACAGCGCCACGGCGTCCCGGTTCGATGAACTGGCGGGCCAGACGTCGGAGGCCAGCGGCAGCGTGCAGAATACGGCAATCGCGCTGATTCAGAACACCCTGGCGCAGGTCAGCGCCCGGCGGACCCTGACGGCGGTAAATGCCGCCAACAGCGCCCAGATTGACCGGATCGATACGGCGGCGGCCAGCGACCGCGAGGCTTCGGCGCAGTCCCTACTGCAGATGTCTTCCCGCGTTGATGGCGCGGTAGCCTCGATCAACAGCATCAGCCAGACGGTTGCCGATTACCGGCAGTCCACGGCATCGCAGATCACCTCCCTGACGGCCACGATTCGGGGAGTAAGTACGGCGGTGACGACGAATACCCAGGCGGTTGCTAACCTCAATGGCAGCCTGAACGCGATGTACAGCATCAAAGTTGGTGCAGACGTGAACGGCGTACAGTATGCCGCCGGGATGGGGCTGGGTGTGCAGAACACACCTGCAGGCATGCAGGCGCAGGTGGTTTTCCTCGCCGACCGGTTCGCGGTGATGAGCTATGCAGGTAGTGCGGTAACGCTGCCATTCGTCATCCAGAACGGCCAGACCTTTATCCGCGACACCTTCATTCAGGACGGAACGATCACCAACGCTAAAATCGGCGCATACATCCAGTCATCGAACTATGTTGTCGGCACGCTGGGGTGGATGATAGATAAAAACGGAACCATCGAGATAAACGGCGGGGTTGCAGGTCAGGGCAGGATGGTTATAACAAATAACCGGATTGTCTCCTATGACCAGTATGGCCGACCGGCGGCAGTTATGGGGCAGAGGCTGTAATGCAGACATTTATACAGGGGACTTCGTTTGATGCCATAAACTCAATGGCAGTTAACTACGTTATGGATGTTCTGGATATTTCCGGCACGGGTAGCAAATCCTACCCGGCCGGATGTACCTACCAGGCGTCGCTCCTTATCGAGTCAGTTATCCAGGCGATGCCGACCAATAACCCTTATCAGGTTACTGTTTCCGGGAATCTCGTCTCATGGAACGTGGCGACCCCGGTCCGGCT